CTGATGGATGGCATGCTCGCACAGCTGCACTGCCTGCCCTGCGTACCTGTCAATGAGCTGGCAAAAGAGAAGTTTCCGGCGTATGTGCTGAAGGCGACCGCCGAAGTCGGACACATGGCCGCTACCGCTGCGAACCCGGAGCGAATCACGGCAACCTGCCGTCGCGGCATTCTGGAAGCGGCTAATACCGGGATCCGCTGCATGATGCTGGCCGCGCTGGCCGTGCAGACCCGCGTTCATTCCAATCCGACATTAGCCTCAACCGTTGACGCAATCAGCGGGCTGGGCGCGTCGATTGGCATCAGCTGAGGGCGCACGATGATTTCATTTGCGGCACGCCTCAAGCGCCAGAGTCCGTCAATGTCATACGGACATGGCTGGATTATGGGCGAGAACGGTAAGCGCTGGCATCCGGTACTGAGCCAGCAGGTACAGGTAAAAGAGCAAAGAGGTAAAACATGGCTATCGAAGGCGATTCAATGCTGGTCGAGCTTACTGCCGGCCAACGGGTTTCGGCGCTGAATCACGTTGCCTTAATCCGCGCGCAGCTGATGGGCGGCAACTGTGAAAAAGACATGGCTCGCTTCTTTTCTGAAATGCGCGATGTGAAAGACAGTAATTATCAGGACAACAAGCGCGCACTGAGTGCGATTCTCTTCCTGGCAAACATCGGTAAAGACAGGCACGAGGCTGAATTTAGTGAACTGACTACTGATGAAAGAGCGGCGCTTATTCGTGCAATGAATCATCTAAAAGCAGTCGTGAGTTTATTTCCGAAGCGAATGGCTCTGCCTAATTAATTAACCCCAAGCAAATAAATGGCGTACACCCGCCGGGCATTCTTTTGCCTAAATTCTGGAGAAAGTGAAATGCGAAATATCGAGAAATTTAATTTTGATGCTGATACCGAGGCGCTGGCCGCAGTCATCACCAGGGCGCGCATTGAAGAGCGCAAAGACCGCGCGCTGGCCGTGTCTGAGCGCCTTGTTGAGCTGGCCTTGCACGTACATCAGCGAGGGCTTTCCGGCATCGAAGCTGCCGACCTGATCCGCCGCGAGGCAGAGCGTTATCAGAACGAATCACAGGAGCTGCACTAATGGCCGATTCAATGGACATGGCGCAGGCACGCGCCGAAGAGCTGCTGGCACGTAACATCGCCAGCGTAGTTAACCGCCCGGTCAGCGTTGCGGCTTCATTCTGCGAAGACTGTGACGCCCCGATCCCGGAACAGCGCCGCCGCGCCGTGCGTGGCGTTACCCGGTGCGTCAGCTGTCAGGACATGGCTGAACGGTACGCGAAAGTTTCAAAAGGCGGTGCGGCATGAGCACCATCCTCAAATGGGCAGGCAGCAAGTCCCGCGTAATGCCGGAGCTGCTGACGCACCTGCCAGCAGGTGATCGGCTGGTCGAGCCCTTCGCCGGTTCCTGCGCGGTAATGATGAGCACCGATTACCCCTCCTATCTGGTTGCGGATATCAACCCCGACCTGATCAACCTGTACCGCCAGATAAAGGAGCACACCCGCCCCTTTATCGTTGTGTCGGCCAGCCTGTTCAATCAGAACACGACCGGGGAAAGCTATTACGCTGTCCGGGAGGCGTTTAATCACAACCCGGCGCTGCCCCTGCTGGAGCGCGCCGCGCACTTCCTGTACCTGAACCGCAACGGCTATCGCGGCCTTTGCCGCTATAACCGTCGCGGCGAGTTCAATATCCCTTTTGGTAATTACTCAAAACCCTATTTCCCGCTGGCAGAAATTGAGGCATTCGCGGAAAAGGCGCAGCGTGCGACGTTTATCTGCGCTGATTTCCGCGAGACGCTGCGCCTGACTAAAGCTGGCGACGTGGTGTACTGCGATCCGCCCTATGACGGGACGTTTTCGGACTATCACTCAGCGGGCTTTGACAAAGATGAGCATCACGATCTGGTCAGCATGCTGATGGACGTCTCTGAGCGCTGCCCGGTTGTCATTTCAAACAGCGACACTCTCTACACTCGCAGCATTCTTCGCGCTTTCGACATCACCAAAATCAGCGTAGCCCGCTCGGTTGGCGTTGCCGCCGGTGAGGGCAAGCGAGCCTCGGAAATCATCGCCGTGCGCCGTCCGCAGGAGAGCGCAGTATTTGTCAGTGTTGATCCGGCGGCAGGCGCTGGCTGGTCTGCAGAAGTGCAGGCGGTTCAATGATTCAGGAATACGCTTACCCGTGGAATGCTCCACGGGAAGCCATCGCCAGCCCATATCCCACCTATGAGGAAATGCACAGCCGCAGTCAGATGATTGCGGCTTTGGCGCGTGCACAGGAGCTACTGGAAAAGCAGCCGACGCTGATCCAGCTCGACGTTAAGCGCCGCGTCAGCGAGCTTGAAAAGACCCAGGGCATTGCCCGTGCCAATGCGTACTTAGCAAAAACCTTTGTTGAGCGCACATTGCCACGCGTTGAATGCGTCAGTGAGCAGTACCGCCTCGGCGAAATGAGCAGCGGCACGTTTAACCTGCTTGCAGGCAATGCCGCGCAACAGACTGGCGCGGCCAGCGCGGCCGGCACGCTGTGGGAGCTGATGCGCCGCTTTAACCGCCTGCCGGATATGGCGCGCGCTGACGTCGATCTGCTGGCCGGGGATGTGGCTAATTTCATCCTGGCTGAATTAGTCCAGGCGCACGCGCAGGCCAGCGACGAGTCGGATTACCGGTATACGCACCGCGTTTACATGACCGCCGCCACTATCACCCGCGAGCTGAGCCAGACGCCGCCGCTGTGGGAAAAGGTCACGTCCCGCCTGTTCGACCCGGAGGAAGTGACCCCGGCGATCATGCGCATGCAGACCGAGAAGTGGTGGAAAGGCCGCCTGCGCCGCGTCGCCGCGTCATGGCGTGAGCATCTGCAGATCGCCCTGGCTAACGTCAGCAAAAAGCATACCCCCTACGCCAGCAGCATGACCGTCTCCGAGTGGCGCGAGCAGAAGCGCCGCACCCGTGAGTTTCTGAAAGGCATGGAGCTGGAAGACGAGGAAGGCAACCGCATCAGCCTGATCGAGAAGTACGACGGCAGCGTGGCCAATCCGGCGATCCGTCGCTGCGAGCTGATGACCCGCATTCGCGGCTTCGAAAACATCTGCAACGAAATGGGCTTCATCGGCGAGTTCTACACGCTGACCGCCCCGGCGCGCTATCACGCCACAATCAAAACCGGCCATCGCAACCGTAAATGGAACGGCGCCAGCCCGGCCGACACCCAGCGCTATCTCTGCAGCGTGTGGCAAAAAATCCGCGCCAAGCTGCACCGCGAAGAAATCCGCATCTTCGGGATCCGCGTTGCCGAGCCTCATCACGACGCGACCCCGCACTGGCACATGCTGATGTTCATGCGTCCCGAACAGGTTGAGCGCGTGCGCGAGATTATGCGCGACTACGCCTGGCAGGAAGACAGCGGCGAGCTGACGACCGACATGGCCCGCAAGGCCCGCTTTCACGCGGAGGCTATCGACCCGGAGAAGGGCAGCGCGACGGGCTACGTCGCTAAGTACATTTCCAAGAATATCGACGGCTACGCGCTGGACGGCGAGACGGACGACGAAAGCGGCAAAGACCTGAAGGAAACCGCCTCGGCCGTTTCCGCCTGGGCGGCCCGCTGGCACATCCGGCAATTCCAGTTTGTGGGCGGCGCGCCGGTGACGGTTTACCGCGAGCTGCGCCGCATGGCAGACAGCGATACCGCACACGGCCTCAGCGTTGAGTTTGCGGCCGCGCATGACGCCGCCGACGCGGGAGACTGGGCAGGATACGTCAATGCACAGGGCGGCCCGTTCGTTCGCCGCGACGAGCTGGCCGTGCGCACCTGGTATCAGGCCAGCGAAGACGTGAACGAGTACGGCGAGGAAACCGTGCGCATTAAGGGCGTTTATGCAACTGAAGTTGGCGAAGATACGCCGATCCTCACCCGTCTCGCGCAGTGGAAGATTGTGCCGAAACGTGCCGTTGATTTGGGTTTTGAATTTAAGGACGCGTCCGCGTCCTCTCGGAGTTCTGTCAATAACTGTACGGGGGGATTGAGATCTGAGGATTCGAATCCGCCGGAAAGTTTCGACAATATCGACCTGGACGGCATGAGCAGAAGGGAGCGGCGGCAGCTGCTGAGCCGGATCAGGGCGCAGGAGCCAGAAAAGCGGCACCTGCAGCTGAGGCGGCCGGACAAAATCGAGGCCGCGTGCGACAACGTGATAGGCCAGGTGAAGGATTTATGCGGTGAAACCATCAGCCGAGGGCTGGCCGTGCGCCTGATTGGCGGCACGCAGACCAAAATCGCCGGCCGCATGTTCCGCAGCTCGGCCTATGGCGACCTGTTCCGCCCTATTCTGGAGCCAGAAAAGACAGGTTTATTAGAACGGGTTAACCGTCTTGTGCAGGCTGCGCGTTCAAAAACCCGCCAATAATGGGCTAAGGTTAAAGATATTAGACAGACTGATAGGCAACTTATTCAGTTTTGTTTCCTGACTAGCATGGCATAAGCGGCTAAAGAAAATTGTTTCGTATCAGCCAGATAAATTTGCTTTCTGGGCCAGACATTTTT